ACCAAAGTTTTACGTTGACACTAGTAAGTTCACAATTGATAGTACCTTTAATAGTGTTGGAACGATAAGTTCGTATTTTACTGTGAGTGATTCTAACGGATCTGAGACTGCAAGGATAGACGATACAGGTATCAGTCTTAGAATGAAAAATCAGTATTGGTTAAAAACTAAGGTTGCTAATTGGTTAGGAGTTAAGTACTTATGAGGCTTGCAGTAAAGTTGAGAAAGTATCTATGCCCAACATCAAACAAAGGTACGAAGGTAAATTTATATGTCTAAATGGCCAGAAAGCAAACCTCACCATGACGGCGAGAGAAAAGAATTTAACTTTGATAACGGATATACAATTTCGTTAGTCAAGTTTACAGGTTCTTACGGATACAAAAAAGGTCTGTGGGAATTAGCGATCATAAATAAAGATGGTGAGTTCACAGACACTACTGATTATGATTTATTAACAATATTGGAAGATTATTCACCTAAGAAGGGAGACCCAGGAATCTATGGATTTCTTAGAGATCCTGATGCTGATAGAATCATCCAACACGTAGGGAATATGGATTATGCCAATTAAATTTAAAGAAACTCAAGTCACCGCAGATCGAGCCACAGGCAAAAAAACTACTCGAAACTTTTATATGAAATCAACACCTTTAAAAGAATTGTTGGATGTATATACGGCGACACGTACTGAACCTAAGATTCGCCAAAAAGTTCGTAAAGAGCTAGTAAAACGAAAGGTAGAACTGCCTGTGTTAGAATCATGATTGATAAAATTTTAGACCGACTTCAAGAATGGTCTATAATAGCAATTGTGTATGTAGGAGTTGCGTTCTGGGTAGTCATATTCGGAATCGTAGTGCTAGGTGCGTTTGAAAGCGATCCCGTAATCGGAACATCTGAGCATGGTATTATAATTCGCGAAAGCGATTTGGAGAAAAAAGATGAATAGAGCAGCAAGTGTTAGAAAAGTACAGACTGCAGGAGTTACTAATGAAAGTAGCGGTCCTGATACAGTGTATGTAGTTGACCTAATTGAAAATGGACAGGTTGTAGAATCAAGGAAACTTCCTGGTAAAAGTATGGCGTATGTAAATGACGTTTGCGAAAACTGGAATAATGGTATCATTCAGCTGTTAGTAGACTGATAAATAGTTTATTAATAGAAGGAAAGTATAATGGCATTACCAACATCCGGAGCAATAGATCTAAACGCTATGCATGTAGAAGCTGGCGGCCCAAGCGGCAATGCAGTAGGTATTAACGATGCAGATGTCCGCGGTCTAATTGGCAAAGCCTCTGGCGTAAGCATGGGGTTTAATGAATGGTATGGTGCAAGTAATAGCTCGTTCGTTATTGATGAGGGAAGCTCAGGGACGAATTATGGTTATTCAAGAGTAGGACAGAATTATGGAAGTCTCTCCGGGGGTGGCACCTATCATCGTGGCGCGCAGGTATTAGCTCTTTACACTAGTTATTTTGTTGTTAAAGGAAGCGCCAGTCGTCTTCTAATAATACGAATCCAAGGCAGCAGGGCTGCTAATTGGTTTACTTACGTAAGAGTCGGATCTACCACTCACTACTACAACACATTTACCAGATCATATAGCGGTTCCACACTGTGGCTTAAAACTATCCCCGCGTCACAGATGATGGACGGCGTCGGTAACACTTCAGGATTCTGGGCATAATAGGATTATAAAATGACAATTAGATATGATATGATAACAGAGATCAACGATGTAGAGTTTGATCGTATGTTTAACGACTGTATTGATAATATGAACGCAGGTTCTTATCCTTGGGAAATAACTCCTGTGGCAACAGCTACTAACGAAGAAAAGAAAGTTTATATTAAAACATGCTTTCAGGAATTCATTAATGTTGCGAACGGAGTTGTCTTTGTATGTTCTGAAGATGGATACGCATTAACGATTTCTAGCGGTTTTGTAAATGGAACTCATTTTGAAGGCCACATGGTACTAATAGGTAGAAATCAAGCAGGTAGCAAATCGTTTATGTACCATGACGATTACCATACAGCAAGAGAAGCGTTTTGGGATGAAGTAAATTTTGTTACTTGGGACTTTCAAACACAAGGGCCAGGTACAGCATTTCACGATCATATTAAAACAGTATACGATGATGTAGTAGCAAACAATCCAGCATGGATTGAGAATGCTCGATTTGCTAGAGGCGAAGAAGTTTCTTTAACAGGAACCGTTAGCGCAGGTTCTGCAAATAATACTATTGATATCATGATCAACCCAGAATCTCTCATTATAGATTCCGCAAATAATGCTGTATACTCAGCACTCTCAGCTATAGAACATACGCTTGGGAATTCAAGCTTAAAATTAACAAAACACGAACAAACAGAAATTGTTAGTGATGAAGGAGAATAGATTATGGATTATAAAGGAAGTAACGTTGAAACTTTAACTCACGCAAAGAGAGTAATGTTAGATAGAGCAAACAAACCTTTCACAGCACTAAACGACGGACCATTCAGAACGTCATTAGATAAAATGGATGGAGTATTTCGTAAGGAAGTTGTTTCATATCGAGTAAGCAATGGTTTCTTATATAAAGAAACAGCCGTTCGCCATTTTACTGATGGTGATTATAACGACACCGTCACAACTGAAACTCTACACTCCGTAGAATAATAAAAAATTTGGTCGGAAACGACTAATATGAGATTGCCAATAGTGGCAGTCTAGTTTACTATGTTTAATGAAGTAAGGAAATAAAATGAAACACTTTTTAACAGCATTAGCCTTAATGCTAACAACAACATCTGCATTCGCAGGATTCACCGGTTCGGTAACAGCAACCAACGATTACATCTGGCGCTCTATGGGCCAAGGCGCAGACATGGCGTTCCAAGTTGGTATCGACTATGAACATGACTCAGGCTTTTATGCTGGTGTATGGACATCAGATATTGACTTCGGAGGAGATGTAGATAGAGAGATTGATTACTATGCAGGTTATAGTACTGCTCTTATAGAAGGTGTTGTAGACATCGATGTAGGTTATATCCAATATGACTATCAAGGTTCTGCATTTGACTTTAAAGAAATCATGTACGGACTATCATTCGCAAATGGATTGACTGTAAACTATTACAACGTAGAATCATCTGATGTTTCAACTATCGAAGTAATCTATGCAGTACCATTTATTACAGTAGTAGATGTTGAATTGATTGCATATGATTTTGAAGGAAATGGTACAGAGGTATTTGGAGCGGTTGAAGATTCAATTGCTATCAGGTTCTCAAAATCTGTTGATGATAACGTATCGTTGGGATTGCTTGTAGGTGAAGACCTTTTAACAGGTTCTAACTATTACGCATTCTCGTTTGGTGTTGAAATCTAACAACCGAATTGTTTAAAGAAGAAGGGGCATTGCGCCCCTTTTTCTATTTCTTGGAATAAGCCTGACCAGCAAAGAACGCAGCAACAATACCAGCAGTTGCTACAAAATATGTTGGCGCCATACTACCTAGAGTTGACTGTGCTTCGGTTAAGCCTGCTAAACTAGCAATCACTACAGCAAATGGATATAGTAACATACCCATAAGAGCGAACCAAGTCATTTTACGTTGAGCATCTCGCATTGCATCTTGATCATCGAGTTCTTTTCTTTTGAACTCCAAGTACATTGCTTCTTCTTCTTTAGATACCTTACCGTCTCCGTTAGTATCAGCGGGATGTACATTATCAGACATCTTAATCTTCCTTCTTCCATATAGTCCATGCACCGTATGCAATAAGACCCCAGCCAATTAAAGACGTTGGTATTAATATCATAACAATACCTCCGCCAATAGCAACTGCTCCATCTAATGAAGTCCTTTCTTTCAATCTTGCTTTAATAAAATCCACTTGATCACCTCCTTTTATTGTTGTTTATACATATATGTCTACCTTAGTTCCTATTCTGGAGTTTCGGTATCCGTATTTACGAAATATATAATATCCGTAGTTTCTAACATTCGTCATTCTACTTAAAACCAACAGATACACCACAACCGCATTGAGTTTCCTCGAGCGGATTAATGATTTTAAACTGTTCGCTAAAACCTTCCTTCACAAAATCTAACGTAGCATTTTCAAAGTAAGGCTTACTTTCTGAATCAATAACGATTTTAAATTTCCCGTAGGATATTATAGTATCATCGTTACTAAGTGTGTCAGTCCAATCAAAAGTATACTCATAACCGTTACAGCCACTAGGCTTAACACCAATTCTAATATATTTTTTGCCATCTGCCGCTGCTTTCTTAGTCGCTTGAGATATTGCTGCATCAGTTAAGTTCACTTCCGTTTCTTTTCAATTTTATCAAGTCTTTTATTGATACCATTGATTAATTCCTTAAGTTCAGTAGCCCCGCCTTCTGCAACCGGAGCGTGCGCAATTGATTCTAAGAACATGATTCTTGTTTCTAAATCATCAATCTTTGAAACAACCTTAGGATATTTCTTTCTCCATAACTCAGGATCTGTTTGTAACCAAGTCCAACCCCAGCGAATTGCTAGCATCTCTAAAAAGGAATCAAACTTGGCAACTCCCCATTGAGCAGCTCTTGTATCTTTAAACCAGAATAGGAATGCGGCACCAGTGATTGACCCAAGGATTGCTGTATAGATCCATAGTGTATCGTCGGTTAGTCTCTCTAATATGTCCATTAGTTATCCTTAGTATATTTTGTATAGTTATCCATTGAGTGGTCAGTAAGTCCGTCAAAAGGCTTCAACTTTATCCACGAAGTAACGATACCTCTTAATTTGTCTTTCAGTTTTCTCCACCAAGCAAGGTTCTTAATGATACCATTATAGTTAAAATACATAACTTGCCCATGATGGCGGTATCCCATAAACCAAGGTGGTATAACAGTTACAAGATCGTTATTATTTACAAAACGATAATGTTCTAAATCTTTACATTCTTTTACAAACGTTGAGTTACCAACTCTTGGCGATCCGAAGGTATATAGAACAGGCTTGTATTGTATTAATCGAGAACCAGCAATTGTTGCCATGGCTCCGCCTAATGAATGCCCACATATACTGATCTTCTTATCAACGTGCTTTGAGAATACTTTAATTACGTCTTCCCAGATATCATCAATTTCTGTTTGGAATCCGTTATGTACCCATCCGCCCACTTGAGCTTTATCAGGCCAAATATTCAGGTCTGCTTTAAGATCGTTGAGTTCTGTTGGTTCGGTTCCTCTACAGCATAAAACAAATTCTTCTTTGTTCCATACGCAGTGTGCTTGTGCACCGTCGTGGTCAATAAACTTATGACCGGTATAGCCTAATGCTTTAAAATGTTTTTTCGCAGTAGGACCATCTTCATATGCTATCTTTGCCATTTCTGCTTTGAGAATAGCTTCACCTTTTACATCATCAAATTGTACTTGTTGTTTCATACTAGCTCCATTTGGATATATACTATTGTGTTCAGTTATTATTTATAAATAGTTCCATATACTATTAATAAATTTATTATTAAAAGAAAGGTGAAAGAATGTCAAACAATTTAAAAGAACTAACCCGCGCCCATCACGATAACGCAGAAAGAACAGAATTTGCAGATATGTTATTGAGTGGTGGCATCAGTCCCAAACTGTATCAAGAATACCTCCATGCTCAATTACAGAATTATAGAGTCCTAGAAGGTGCTGTTTCTGTACCTATGGAACTCGAACCAATTTTTAGATCTCCGGGTATTGAAGAAGACCTCCAGGAAATCGAATCACTATACGACCTAGAAGAAATCGAAGAAGACCTCCAATCAACCAGAGAATATGTTAAACATATCCATACTTTAGCTGAAGCCGGCGATAACGATGGTCTGATTGCTCATTTATATGTAAGACACTTTGGTGACGCACATGGCGGTCAAATTATTAAACGTAATGTTCCTGGTTCTGGTTTAATGTATGAGTTCGAGGATCGTAAAGATCTAATCACATTAACAAGAACACTATTACACGACGGTATGGAAGCAGAAGCAAAGAACTGCTTTGAATATGCAGAGAGATTGTTTCATGAATTGATTGAAAGATTCCATAATAATGCAGATGAATACGAATCAGAGAATTACGCTTTGGCTCGCAGAATGGGAAGCTGGGACGAAGATGATAGTTGATTCAGAACTGTTTGATACATTAAGAAAACTTGCTTATACATTAATAGAAGAATTCGATGGTTCAATGGATCGAGTTGAGAATCCAAATCATACTGCGGATCTCAATGGATGGAAAGATTACTTTTGGGAAAGCAAGTCTATTCGTAAAGCTCATCTAAAGACTATTGAACCTGTTGGTAAGAACAAGTTATGGTTGATGCATATTAATATCTTTCCACGGTTTGATGTTGATCTACCTATCTTTGGTTTGGATATTGTTGCGAATCCTAAAAAGGTTAGTGGTTGCTTTTGTGACTACTCTCCTACTAACGAATCTCAAAAAGAAAACCATCCTTATATGATTAAGTTCAGAACCATGACTAAAGATTATGAATGGAAGAAAGCTAGAGTAATGCCTGATTGGGCTCTCGAGATATTCTCTCCAGATATTGTTGGTGCTGGTGCAATTAAAGATGGTGATGAGACTGATCAGTTAACCGACATGGCTTTGTCATTATCTAGATTCTATACCGCTGAGATGGACAAAGATGTTTATCATAAACCTGAAGCAAACAGTAAGGATGCGCAGAACAAATACTGTAAGAATCAAAAGCTGAATCGCATGTTACATAGTTCTATTTTGTCTATGGGAATCTCTGAGGAACGCAAGAATCAATATGTTGAGAACGTTTTGTTTAAGGAAATTGACTAAATAGAGCTATATCATTCTGTAATATAATCTATAACGAAATATAATAGAAAGATATGGCATATTCTTCTTCTTACTTGTATATATAATTGTGTTACATGATGTAACATAACCCTATTAAAAATATATCTCGAGAAGGAGAGAAATGAATACCTTGAAATTGGTTGCTAAATTAAAAGAAGACGAAAAAGTCTGCATGATCTGCAACATCATATCCGCAATATTCCTTGGCTTAACGCCAATAGTCCTACCATTCTTTATCATTGCGATCGCATAGAAGCCTAGCTTCATAAATAGATTGACATTTGACGTAAAACTTGTTATAATATATCCGTTCGATTGAAAAGGTTAATACCTAACTGATTGAACGGATTTTTTATACATTTCGGAAAATAACCATTGACATCCATAGCAAACTGTTGTATAATAGTCTAACAAATCAAATAAAACATTTTAAAAATTAACCAAAATAACTATTGACATATCCTGGCAACTAGTATATAATAAAGGTATACATGACTAAAAAAGAAACTAAGGAAAAACCTGATATGTCCGTTGTTGCTTTAACACCAGATAAAATCCACCACGAAATAAGTAGACACATCGCGAATGGCGTACCATATATTGATGCGCTTGTTGATTACTCTGAGAAGAATGGTATTGAAATTGAGACTATCGCTCAGATAGTAAAAAAGAGTTCGGTATTGAAAGAAAAGATACGGACTGAGGCAGTTAGTTTAAGGATGGTGAAGAAAGAAGATGAACAAGATATCACAGACTTTAGTAAGTGATGATTCGTTTAACGCATACGTTAAATTTCTGGCACTAAAGAAACATTTTACGACGGACGGTTACGATTACTTTAAATACAATGGAAAGGTACGAGCAAACCGCGAAACCTTTATGGCTCGCAACGATGCTTATTCTTTTGCTAAATTGGCAAAGAAAGATGATTACATTAATTTAATCATGAGTAATCTTTTAATAAATAAAAACATCTGGGTTCGAGATCTACTCGACAGTGAAGGAGAAGCCAGATACACGAATTGGAGGAAGAGGGTAGAATCATTAGGTTATATCTTCAAATCCGAGCTTGCTCATCTTGATGATGAATACAAGCGAAACTTTATATCAAGAGATGGACAACATCCTTTGGTAATGACATTGTTGTTACAAAAGAAGATTAGTTTGGAAACATTTACTATTCTTGCTCACAGTGCGAATATATTTTCATACTGGCAAGAAAAAGTAGTTGACAAACACGTATCTTTTGATATAATAAACAAATCTAAAAAGTATAAACCCTTTTTGGATTTTAACGCAGATCGGTTTAAGAAAATAATCAAAGACCGTTTTGCATTGTAATATTACGCAAATAAATCGCTATATATAGGAGAACAATTATGGCACTAACAGACTTTTCTTCACTTAAGAAGAACCGCTCGAAGACTCTCGACAAGTTGAATTCACAACTAGAAAAGATATCTTCAAAATCCTACTCAGATCCGAACGCAGGAAAATTTTGGAAACCAACAAGAGATAAGGCAGGAAATGGCTTCGCAGTCATTAGATTCCTACCAGCCTCTAAAGGTGAAGAAATGCCTTTCGTACGAATTTGGGACCACGGTTTCCAAGGACCAACAGGCCTTTGGTATATCGAGAACTCGCTAACCACCATGAATCAGGATGACCCAGTATCAGAGTTTAACTCTAAGCTGTGGAACTCTGGTGTTGAAACCGATAAAGAACAAGCACGTAAACAGAAGCGCAGGCTGAAGTATACTGCTAACGTCTATATCGTTAAAGACCCAGGTAATACTGAAAATGAAGGTAAAGTATTCATGTATCAGTTTGGTAAAAAAATCTTTGATAAATTGAATGATCTTATGAACCCTACGTTCGAAGATGAAGAACCAACCAACCCGTTTGATTTATGGGAAGGTGCAAACTTCAGATTGAAGATCCGTCAATTCGAAGGTTATCCAAACTATGATAAATCTGAATTCGATCCTGCTACTCCATTATCAGAAGATGATGCAGAGTTGGAAAGAGTTTGGGGAGAACAGCATCCTCTACAGGAATTAGTATCTGAAAGCAACTTCAAGACTTATACAGAATTGAAGACTAAGCTATATCGAGTACTTGATTTACAAAATGATGCACCGACTGCTTCGGCACCGGTTACTGAAACGGCAGATGAATTGGATTTATCCAGTATGTCTAACGCTTCGTCTGAGCCTTCAATGGCAACGGCAGAACCTTCAGTAGGCTCGACCGCTAGTGATGATGATGATGACCTTAGTATTTTTAAGGAATTGGCTCGTAGTTAATCTCAGTATGGGGGTCTTCGGATCCCCTTTTTTAAAGGAGACAATATGTCTATAGAAAAAGAAACCACCATCCTTGATTTTGATTTTGGTTTTACTGCTGTTGACGCTGATGAATTAGAAATCGTTCAACAGGCAAGGGAAGCGGTTAGTACAACTGCGGCTTCTGCTGATGCGAGCGCTGCTAAGGCACAATTAATATATGATGCGGTAGTACCGCTATTGAATAACTTAAAAGCAAATCCTGAAAAGGATTACATCTATTGGCCAAACCGATATGAAAAACTCGATGCGTTTGCTGATAAGTTATATACAATTTTAAGTGGAGAATAAAAAATGAGTTTACTCGAAAAAATGTTGAAGGCAGGTTCGGTCAAAGGATCTTCGATTCTTTCCAAATCTAACTTCTTTCAAGCAAAGGATCCTATTAAAACAGATCTTCCTATTGTTAATATTGCCTTTAGTGGTAGTCTTAACGGTGGATTGATTCCTGGGTTAACAGTCCTAGCTGGTGTATCTAAAAGTTTCAAAACGCTTTTAGGTTTATATTGTATGAAGGCATACCTTGATAAGTATAAGGATGGCGTTGCTATTCTATATGATTCAGAATATGGTATTACGCCTGATTATTTAGAAAGTTTTGATATTGACATTGACCGTGTTATTCACGTGCCATTGGAAGATATAGAACAGTTAAAGTTTGATTTAACAAAACGTCTTGATGAAGTTACTAAAGGCGATCGTGTTATGATTATGATCGACTCAATTGGTAACCTTGCTTCTAAGAAAGAAGTTGATGATGCTATGGATGGTAAATCTGTTGCTGATATGACAAGAGCAAAACAGCTTAAGTCACTATTCAGAATTGTTACACCTAAGCTAACTACACGTGATATTCCTTGTATTGCTATTAACCACGTATACCAAGAAATCGGTCTGTTCCCTAAGAACATCGTTTCAGGTGGTACAGGTATTATGTATAGTGCAAACCAAGTATTCATTATTGGTAAAGCTCAGCAAAAGGATGGCAAAGATCTAGAAGGTTTCAAGTTTACTATTAATATTGAAAAGTCAAGATACGTTAAGGAAAAATCAAAACTTCCTTTCACTGTATTATTTGATAAAGGTATTCAGAAATGGTCATCGTTAATGGAATTGGCTTTAGAGTCAGGACATCTTGATTCTAAAACTCAAGGCTGGTATAACGAAATCAATATGGATACTGGTGAAGTACTTGAACCTAAGCGTAGAGCGAAGGATATTATGGTTGATGATGCATTCTTTGAACGTATCATGAAATGTCCTAAGTACAACGAATACATTGAACGTAAGTTTAAATTAAACGCAGCAGTAATGGGAGATCAAAATGCTAGAGAAGACGATACTATCGAATCTGATTCTTAATGAGGATTTTTGCCGAAAGGTATTTCCTTATTTAAAAGATGAATATTTCGATGATTTAGTTCTTCGTAAAGTATTTGAGACGACCTCTGAGTACCTTGATAAGTACAAAGAGCCGCCTTCACTTGAAGCTTTAAAGATTGCTGTTGATAAACGCAAGGATCTGAACGAAGATACGTATCAAGGTGTACATCAGTTAGTTGACGGTATGTCAGTTGACAAGGATACCAATTTAGAGTTTTTGCTTGATGAAACTGAAAAGTTCTGTCAAGATAAAGATCTATATAATAGTATACGTAAATCTATTCTGATTCTTGACGGTCAAGATACTGAACAGTTGGATAAGGGGGCAATCCCAGGATTGCTCTCGGATTCATTAGGTATCAACTTTGACCAATCAGTTGGTCATGACTTCCTTGAAGACGTTGACGATCGTTATGAACATTATCATCGCAAAGAAGAACGTATTCCGTTTGATATAGAAATCCTAAACAAAATTACAAAAGGTGGCATACCTCGTAAATCTATGACTGTCTTGTTGGCAACAACAGGTGGTGGTAAGTCTTTACTTAAATGTCACATGGCAGCAAATCATTTGATGTTTGGTAAGAACGTATTATACATTACAATGGAAATGGCTGCAGAAGAAATCGGTCGTCGTATTGACGCAAACATTATGGATATTACTCTCGACGAAGTTGCTGAAATACCTCGTGATGTATTTGAAAAACGAATGGCTCGATTAAAAGGCAAGACAACAGGTAAACTGATTGTGAAGGAGTTTCCAACAGGTTCTGCTCATAGCGGTCACTTCCGTCATCTGCTTAACGAATTGAAACTCAAAAAGAATTTTGCTCCTGATATTATCTTTCTTGATTATCTGAACATCTGTTCATCTGCTCGAGTAAAAGGTGCAGCTGCAGCAAATAGTTATACTTTAGTAAAATCTATTGCAGAAGAAGTACGTGGATTGGCAATGGAATATAATTGCGCAGTCGTTACATCTTCTCAATACAACCGAGATGCTTATGGTAACTCTGACGTTGATCTAACAAATACATCTGAGTCAATGGGTATTACTCATACGGCTGACTGTATATTAGGTTTGGTTAGTTCTGAATATCTTGACGAAATGAATCAACTTATGATTAAACAGTTGAAGAATCGTTGGGGAGACATTAGTTACTATCGAAGATTCCTGGTTGGTATTGAACGCGCAAAGATGAAGATATATGAACTCGAAGAATCTGCCCAAGAGAATATTAATCTCGAAGCTCCATCTGGAGGTGGTGGGCAACATGCAAAAAAGAACTGGGAAGATAGCGCGCCAGCCTTTGGTAAGACTGATATACCAACAAGGTTAAATAAAAGAGGCGGTGGATCTAAAGTGTTTGGAGATGTTGCATTAACTTGAGCTTCTGTATAAATAACTCTATAGATTAATTTTAATAGGTAATACATGAAGAGCTTTAATTCATTTATAGCAGAAGCTAGTTTCTTAAAGCCTGACTATGTTATAGGACACAAAGTTGCTTATAACGGAAAAGGTTTTAAAGAACTATCCGCTTTAGGTTATAAACCTGGTGATCACTTTGAGATTATAGCAGCAACCAAAGCTGACTATACCTATGGTGATGGTCCAGCAGAAAAGTATCTAAAAGCACCAAATGGTAAAGTGATACATATGAAAGGAGCAACCGGTTTTAAAT